TGCTACTTATTGCTACTCAACAATTCTATTTAAACTTTAGAACTCAATACAAACTAAGACAACAAATAAAGAAACAGTTTGAACATTACCTTGACCCAAGACAAGTAAAAAGATTACAAGATAATCCAGAACTTTTAAAACTTGGTGGAGAAAGAAGATACTGTACTTTTTTGTTTACAGATGTTAGAGGTTTTACTTCTTTATCTGAAAAACTAGAACCAGAACAAGTAACAGATATAATGAATAAAACTTTAACTATACAATCAGATGCAGTTAAAAAGTATGGAGGCATGGTTGACAAATATATAGGCGATGCAATGATGGCAATCTTCAATGCTCCTTTAGATTTAGATATGCACGAAGACAGAGCAATACTAACAGCTATAGAAATCAAAAAGAAAATGCGAGAAGCAGGACTAGGTATTGATATTGGTATAGGTATTAATAGTGGAGTTGCTGTTATCGGTAATATGGGTAGTGAAACTAGGTTTGACTTTACAGCTTTAGGAGATGCAGTAAATTTAGCAGCAAGAATGGAGAGTAGTTGTAAAGAAGTTGGAGAAGATATTGTCATTGCTCAAGGAACAGCAGAGCAAACAGACATAAAATTAAACAGATTAGATGATATTTATGTAAAAGGTAAAGAAAAACCTATTCAAATCTACACAATATCCAAAAATGCCACCAGAGCTTCTTAGAAGCCCGTGGTTAAATAATAGGTGTTTTTGAAGCCAAGGTATTACTTACCCTTTAACTTTGCAATACAGAGCATCCTGTGATGTCAATTTTTTAAAAATGACTATAATTATTAATAACTGCAAATGTTAGACCTACATTCATAGCAGTTATATAATTTTTACTACCATTTCTTGCAAAGAAAGTACCGACTATAGCTTTTTGTAATATTAATTCATTTAACTCTGGTCTATCAGGTAAAAGAGGATTAGCTTCTGTACAAGAAAGACATCTTTTCATACCTTCATAAGTTGTATAAATATCTAAAACATTAAGAGTCCAATAAGTTATTAACTGTGTTTTTGTAGGAGGTTCATTATAGTCTCCTAAATTTAATAGTTTAGTTTCGGGTGGTATATATACAGCAGGTTGTTCAGGTAATGTTAAATCTAGTTCAGCTTGTAAACTTATTCCAAATAATAATAACCATAAATATTTCATTTTAATTTCCTTGTTTAATTGTTATGGTAGAAGAACCACCACCATTTACTATAATTTGTGTACTCTTTCCATTTTGTACAAGTATGACAGTATAAGAACCTGTCTTGTCTAAATCTAATCTTACTGTATCTTCTAATGATTTTAAGAAAGTTATTATATTATCTGTAGCAAAAGTATTAACTTGAGTATTAGAATCAAATCCCATACTTGTTCCTTTTAAATCTAAATTAGTCTTTAACAAAGTTTCTGTCTGGTCTAACTCATTTACATCTTGTATTATGTCTAACAAGTCTTCAAGAAAGTTTACATCTAAATAATTTATATCTAATTCAGTAAACTCTAAGTTATCTTCTGCAAGATAGTCTACATCTAAATCATCAAAGTCAAGGAAGTCAGCATCAAGAATATTAGAAACACTAACTCCATTCTCTCCTTGTACATCTATTTTCTCCTGTGGTGGATTTACTATTAACATATTATCAATTAACTCTAAAGTTAAATCTAATATAACCGGTTTCGTAGGTTCTGTTTCAAACATAGAAACTGTAGTAGCTTGATATGGTTTATTGAGAATAACTTCTCCCATAGCTGTTGCCACTAATATTTCTCCACTAGGAGTTCCATCTGCTTTTGGTAATAATATAATTAAAGACTCTCCAATCTCATTGACTGTAATGGTAAAGTCTGTACCACGAATAGAAACATTAGCACTCGGAGTTGAGATAGCTATGTTTTCTTTGTTTATATTATTTAACTTGCCAGTAATAAACCTTGCAGTTCCACTAGCAAATTGTAGAGCCATCTTAGATTTAGATGGGTCAGGGTCATAGATAAATTCATCTATAACTAATTGTGAATGTTCTGTTAATCTTACTTTACTATCGTTTAGAAATGTTATGCCTATTCTTCCATTAGAAGTTTCTACATTGTCATAACTTTCTATATCAAAAGATAAGGCAGCATCATAAGGAATATCCCTTACAATTCTGCCTGTACCTTTTAGTTCTGTTACGCTTCCTATACTAGCATCCGACTGTTGTGCCACCATCGTTTTGGATAACACAGACAGTACCAGAATTACCAGTAGAAAGTATCTTGAGCCAATCATTATCTAATGTACTAAGTTGTTGTATATTAAAAGTTCTAGAGTTACCTGTTTGGTCTAAGTAAAAATAACCACCAGCATAACCACTACCTGTAAAAGTAATGTTGTTACTATCTCCATCAACATCAACATAGGAAGTACCACCATCATAATTTATGTCAAAATCTAATGTGTTACTACTTCCGTTAATAATCCAATCTAAATCTGTATTACTAGCCATAGCACTTGTACCTACATCTAGTGTAAAGGTATTATTACTACCAGTAGCATCTACATTAAAATTAGAACTATCAGCACCATAAGTATTAGTCGGGTCTACTTGAATGGTAAATGCATTAGAATCTCCATCAAACTCAAAAAATCCTGTGATATTATCTCCTAATATGTCACCAAGAAATGTATTACTATCACCGATTTGATTTACATCTAATGTAAGATTTAACCCATCTAAGTCTAGTGCAGTTAAAGTACCTGCAACAGAGTTTAAACCACCTATTATATTTCCAGAACCAAGTTGTTCTAAATCTATATTAGCAGTAGCACCTGATTGGTCAATATATATTTCGTTATCAGCCCCGTATGTTGGCGATGCAATCATCATCACAACTAGGCTCATCAATATTAATTTCTTCATATTCCCAATACCCTCTTTCTATTCCTATTTCTATTAAGTTAAATACTCCAGTTTCTATTGCCTTTTGCAAAGCTATAGAACCTACTTCATTCTCAGCGACACCTCCTTCTATCTCTACAAGTTCTGTACCTTGTTCAATAAAACGAAAGATGTCCTGAGAAATACTTGTTGATAAAATATTTTTAGAAACAGCAGTCTCTATTAATATCTCACCAGTAGATACAGAAACTAATCGTAATGATATAGTTACTACATCTTCTCGGTATTGTTTACTATTACCTATTCCTAAGTATCTAGCACCAATACCACCAGATTGAATGTTTGTGTCATAACTAATAACTCCACCCTGTATTAAAAGTCCAGCAAATAATAAAGGCTGTAGTTTTTGGTCTTCTTCAAAGTTCTCTCTGGTTGACCGGATTAGTTGTCTTTCTTTAGTAAGGTTATCTAAACCTACTCTTTCGACAACTCTAAAAAAGTTACCATTAGCAGCATGTTTTAAAGCTCTTATAAGCAATGCTTCTGGAGCTTGTGTAACTGCTGTACTAAATAAAGCAAAGCTACTATTACTTTTTCTTTGCCCTGTTAAATCTTGAAAGCTGTCTCTATATACTGCTATTACAGGTTTCTTTTTTGCAGGAGGTAATTCAGCTAATTTAACTGATTGTAAATCTAAAATATCAGCAGGTAGTATATCTCTAGTTAAAGATAAGTCTCTGTTTTCATTTAAGACTGCACAACTAGAAAGTGAAACTGCCAATAGGCAAACTAATAATTGTCGTATTCCCATCGCTATCTGTAATTTTTAAAGTTATTATTCCATCTTCAACACTATAGTCTATAGTATTGCCTTCCAAAGTTAGTGTGCCACTATCACTAGGAGTTTCTCCAAACAAGTTTTCTACTAACTGTCTTGATAGCTGTGCGTATATTCTAGATTCTAAATTTCTTATAAATCTTGCAAGTGTTGTGTTTTCTTTGTCTCTTTTAATCTGGTCTTGTAAAGCTTTGAGTTCTTCTTTGATGCTCATCTTTCTATTAAACTCTTGATTTTCTATAGTAAGATAATGTGCAGAAGTTCCTTCACCACTAAAACTAGGGTTCTTAAATTTATGTACCATCTCATCTGCTATACTATTAATAGACCAAAACATAATAAGCATACTCCAAAAGAACATGCAAAATTTACAGTTTCTGTCAGTTTTTTTACTTTTAAATGTTGGTTTTAATTTCATTTTAAAATATCCTCGAGTTTATCCAAAACATAAAAAGCATAAATCCAAACATAGTTACTTGAATTATAGAAGCTATTGTAATTTGTTTCATAGGATGAACATCTACAATTTTTTCTACCCAAGATTCACTAGGAGAAAGATTTACTACTTGTAATATTTTTCTATCAATCTTTTCTTTGGTCTTTTTTTCCATCTGCTCTTGCTAATCTATCTACATCTATAGATATATTCATGGCTGTTCTAACCATAGAATCTATTCTAATCATATCATTGTCCATTTGTCTTACTCTATCTATTAATGCAACTATCATACTGTGCTGTGTGTCTAGTTTTTTATGCACATCAGCTATTAAATGATTAAATAGTTTCCAAACTAAAAAACCTGCTGCTACTGCAAAGGCTGCAGGAATACCTACAGTCTCTAATAAATTCATCCATTGATTAGCGTTCATTATCTACCTTTTGCTAAACTACCACCAAAGTACATACCTATAATAGCTGATACTAAGTTAGTGTCTAATTGTGTAATTACAAGACCTTGAAATGTAACCCATTCAAATACTTCTCTGCCTTGTCTTATAAACAATATTCCCGGTTGCCAATTAGTATAACCAACAGTAACATCTACAGTAGGATAATATACAGCAACAAGTTTTGGTAAAAGAACAATAGCAAACACAGAAGTAAGAGCTATAATTCTTCTTGTCCAAGCAAATCCTTTATCTTTTAATCCATGGTCAAGTGATTGCTTTCTAGTTTTCATATCAAACTCACCACGAGTTATAAGAAGCTTTTCATTCTCTGCTTTAGCTTTACGACTTTCAGCCCAAATACTCATCATACCACCAAGCACAGTTGATGCTAACATGGTTATTATTTCAAAAGGAAATCCCATTTATTTACCCCAAATTAAATCAGCTCTTTTTATGGTTTTATTATATAAATCTTTATTTTTTGTACTTAAAGTATGGTGTTCTTTTAAAACTAATTTTTTAGCAGCTTGATTATCCCTATTAAATAATATAGGAGCTATTAAAATATCAGTTCCTTTTCTTTGAATCATATCAGCAATAAATAAAATATCTTGTTCTTCTTCTGTTAAAACACTTGAATCATTATTTATTAATGCCTTACCAAATATATTTTGTGCATTTTGTTTACCGTAATATCTTTCCATTCTATTGTAAGCAGGGACAACACTTCCTTCTATATATTGATAAAATCCTGATGCTGAACTTTTAGATAAATTTGTTCCTCTAGCTAAGTTTCTATTAGTGCTTTCAAAATCTTTAGTTTTATCTAGTAATATTTCTTTTAAATTTTTAGTAGCCTGACCATAAGAAATATCTTTTGAAAGTTCTGGAAATTTTTTTTGTAATCTTACATATTCTGGAATTAAAATTTTATCTATTTTTAATTTTTTAAATTCTTTATCTTCGGCACCATGAAATAATTTTTCAGTCATTATAAAATTTTTTTCACCTTTAACATCTATTTCTTTTTGATATGGTTTTAAATAATCTCCTGCAGCTAAACCAAGTCTACCAATTTGGTCAGAGTAAGGTAATCCTGTATTAGGGTCTTTTCTATCTGCTGGATTTTCTTTAGTGTCAGGAACTTTTGGTCCTGTAACCAAACCACCAGTAGAAAAAGATTTGTCTCCTCTTTTTAATATTTCTTTTTTCATTTCATCAGTAATAATTAAAGTATTAACTTTAAATAATTCATCTTTATTATAAGGAGCTTTATCATCTATAGCTTCCATACTATACGAATCAAAATATTCAAAAGGCTCATCACCAAGATTTTTAGGGTCTATTTCTAATACTTCAAATTTAGTGTTATATTTTTTTGCTAATTTTTCTAAATATTTTTTATATTTTTTATTATATAACTCATCTTTAATTCTTTTACCTTGACCACTATATCTTTGATTTATAATGTCTGATTGTACTATAGACAAAGCATCCATATTTTCTTTTATAGCTTGAGTTAACAGTCTATCTATTATTCTTTTGTACCAATCATCTTGTATTGGATTATCTACTACAAGATTTTTAGGGTCTCCATATTTATTATTTAGTTTATTAAGTTGGATTATTGTATTATTAATAGCAATTTCTAAATATTTTAAGTCAGAAAACTGAGGAAATGCATATTTTTCATTAATATTCCATGCTAAACCTTTTTCAATATCTACACCAAAATCTTTAATAGATTCATTTAATTCTTTATTTATTTTAAAAGTATTTCCATCTCTTTGTTTATTTAAATCATCAAAAACATTTAAATTTAATTCATCTGTTTTATTCCAATCATTTATAAATGTATTTAATAATTTTATTTCTTTTTCAGTATATTCATTATTTAAAAAATTGTCAAACTCAATGTTTTCTAAATCTTCTAGATATTGATTACCATCGGGTCGAATATACATTATATCAGAACCAGATTCTAAATTTCTATTTTTTCTTAATTGACTTAAAATTTTTCTTAGTTCAAATTTTTTATCTCGTAAAATCTGAATAGTTTTGTCGCTTTCTTTTTTAATTTCTTTAGCTATTTTTCTATTTGTAGGAGTATCTATTCCAAAATCAATAAGGTTAGACATAAAATCAGATTGTAATTCTTCTACGTTTAAAGTATCAAATGTTTTAAATCCATCTCTTAAGACTCTATCTTTAGTAACTGCATGTCCAAATTGTTTAAGTTCTGTATTATCATCAAAATGCATATATTTCATACGGTTCATTTTAAGTTCTAAAGTTTTAGGACCTTGTACAGTAAAAACAAAATTCCTATAATTTTCCCCTCCGGGAGAGTTTTCATCTATAGCACTTTTATGTATAGCTGGAGGTACAGCATATTGTTCGTTTAATGCAGCATTATCTAGTACTCCTAATTTTGCTAAAACATCATTTATTCTTATTTTAGCTTCTGTAGGATTCATGGGCATTGCTCCAAAATCATTTATTGCATCAGTTATCTCATCAAACTTAGCCCCATTACTTTTTTCTAGCCCCGGAAAATATAATTGATAACCTACTTCAGTATTACCAAAAGCAAAAGCTTCTCCTATATCTTCTATAGTAAAACCTTCAGTTAATTCTTCATCTGAGGTAAGTCTTAATTTTATCATTTGAAAAGGATTAGATTCATAACCTTCTGCATTTCTACCTACAGGTAAATAGATATCTGGATGTTGATTATATATATAATTTTGCTCAGAACCAATTTCAGGAGATTCTTTAAGAAAATTTATTGCTTCATCAGCATTAAAAATAGTTTTATCAAACTCTAATGTTTTATCAGTTTGTTGTTCTGAATATCTTATAATAGGAATAATTTTTAATTTTGAATCTGACAAAGCTTGTGCTACTTGTTTACCATTAAAATCTTCATAGTTTTTTATAAACTCTTCTACTTCTAAGTAATCTAATTCTTTTTGTTTTATACCTCTTGTACTTCTTTGTTGTTGTAACCATTTAAATAATTTAGTACCAGTAACATCCTCCGGAGAATCTTCAGTTAAAGTTTTAAGTGTAGGAGAATAATTACCATAACTATCCATAAAAATTTCTTCTGTTCTACTACCTCCACCCATATCATCTTTAACTTTAGAATATATAGTTTTAAGTTTACTTTGTAATCCTCTACCTACTCTACCACCAATATTAAATAGTTTTCTGTCTAAATCTATTTCTTTAAATAACTTATCTGTTTCTTCTATACCTGCTACAAAATCTGCTGTGCTTTGAAATCCACCACCTAACTTTTTATCTAATTCTTTTGCTTGTTTTTCAAGTGGAGTATAAGGTTCTCTAATACCTGTATATTCTTCCATTATATCTCCGACAACTCTATCAAAAACATTTTTAGTTCCTCTTAAAGGAAGCTTACGAGCTACTGTTTCTAATACACCTCTATCATAAAGTGTCATACCTATAACATCATTTAATATAGGACCACCTGTTCCTACACCAGCTACTAAAGGATTTTGTCCATAAGCCATGCCTTCAGTAGCTCTTAAAAGATATTCAGTTGGACCAAGTAACCCAACACGCTGTAAAGCTTTTAATGTATCTCTCCAATCACTTTCTTCTTCTATTCTTTTTCTTTCATTTTCATTAGCTCTCCAATAGTTAGTAGCTCTTGCAACATTAATAGATATTGCAACAAATGCAGCTAGTTTAGGAGCATTAACTGTAGTATCTGTAATAGTTTCTTTTGCAAAATTTCTTAATACTGTATTACCAAATACTGTAGGATATCTTAAAAACTGTGTAAATATATCTAACTTAGGGTTTGTCATAAACAAAGGAACATTAGCAAACTCTCTTCCTGTTTGTAATATAACTCCGTTTGTAAATCGACCTGCTCCTCTTATAATATCATTTTTATAAAAGTTATCTTCTTTAGCAGCTATGTTTACATTGTCTCCAAATTTATTATTCCATGCTAAACCTTTTTCAATATCTACACCTAAATCATTTAATTCACCTCTAAGTCTAGCTATTTTATTTTTACTTAACCCTGTAGGGTTTGAAAGTTGTTTTAAATTACTTTGTATTAAATCTTTACCTGTAGAAAAAGCAGCTAACTGTACTGTTTTTGTCCAAGGTATAAGCATATTAAGTCTATAAAAACCTCTAGCTCCTCTTTTTAAAGTTTCATTCTGTAATCCTTCACCATCTAAACGATTTGTTAAATCTGCCATAGCTTCATCTACAGCTAAGAAAACACTATTCATTTCTTTTGTTATTTCATTATCAGTTAATTTGTGTTTTTCTTTTAATATTTGTCCTATTTCTGTAGTAAATATTCTACCAGAGTTTTCTATTGCATCTTGCATACCTTTTATAGCAGAAGAAGTAGGAGCTTTACCTAATGTTATAAATGCTTCTGATAATGAAGAAACAGTAGCTAAAGGCAAATAAGCCATAGCATTTGCTAATTTAGTTCCATCATATATAGCTTGAAAAGTATCACTTCTATAATAATCTACTTGACCTGTTATAGATTTATAAACATCTATAAGTTCTCTTTGTTGTTTAGTGCTTAAGGTTCTACCAAACTCTTCTAGTTCTTGTTGTATAGGATTAATAAATCTTTCAACAAATTGTTGTTCATTACTTTGTTTAAAAAATAATAAATTACCTTCTTCTGTTTTACCACCAACTTTAACATCAGAACCTTTACTTAAAAAATGTTTTTTATGTTCTATAGTTCTAGCAGCATTCATAAAGTAATCAGTAGTAACGCTATGTAAATCATTTGTTAAAAATTCTTTAAACTGATTATCATCTAAATTTTCAAACTTACGAGCTTGTGTTAATAAATTAGAATGAGAACTATAAAGTTCGTTTTGTTTGTTAAGCATTCCTTTAACAACATCATCTACTTCTTTTTCTGGTATTATATTATTATCAACTAATAACTTTTTAAATACATCTGGGTTAGCTTCTATTGCTTCTCTATTCCAACTACGAGGGAAATAATTTTTAATTTCACTTACATTTATTCCAACTTCTATTGCATCTTCTCTGATACTATCAAAATATAATCTTAAATTTTTTGCAGTATCTCTTACAGCTTTAGAAGCTCCCGGAACTTGTCCACCTCTAAGAATAGTCAATACTTCTTCTCCTAATTCAGGAGACATACGACCTGTAGCATATAAAGGTTCTATAGCAGCTTCATATCCTATTTTATAATTACCTCTTCTAAATGCTAAATCTTCTCCATAGGAATATCCTAGTCTTGTTTTAGACCTATTAACTAAACTTTTATTAAATTCTGAAGTAAATTTTTGACCAAGTAATCTAGCAGTAGGAGAAAACTCTGCATCTGTTTTTAATCTCCATGCAGGACTACCTATAGTTTTAGCTATGAAAGCATCTTTCTTTTTTCTTAAATTATATACTAAATCACTACCTGCTTCTTTTCTATAACCATCATCGCTATAAAGTTTTTGCAACCTTTCTTCAAAAAATTTATTTTTATTTGCAAGACCTCCAAAGATACCACCTGTCAAAGCTCCGATAGCTGCACTACTTACTAACTCTGGATTAGAATATAACTTACGAAGATTAGTATTTACTTCTGTTTGTTGTCTAAAATGATTATCTAGACCCTGCCAAGTAGCTCCTTCTAAAGCAAAAAGACCTGTGCTTTGAAGAGGAGTAATTTTACTTTTAGCAATATTTTTTAAACCTTGATTAGCTCCTGTAGCTAATGCTTGTCTTGCAACTAAAGAAGTTCCTCCACTTACAGGAGTTAAAAGCATAGCTGCTAACAAAGTAGGGTCAGTAGCTATATCTATTGTTGAATCTTTAATAAGCTCTGCATATTGTCTTAAACTTCCCATATCTGCTTTGTCAAAAGTAGAACGAAGATATCTGTAATCTTTTTTTTGTTGCTCATTAAAGTTACCAGACTCCATAGCTCTTTGCATACCATTGTATAAATTAAAATCAGAGTCTCGTAAATATTCAAATATATCATCAGACTGCTCACCTACAGATGTTAAGAATCTCTCTGATATTTCTTGGAATTGTTCGTTGCTTTCTAAATCATCAAGCGTGTAACCTCTTCTTAGAATAGAAGAATTTTTGTTTGACTTGTAATTAGTAAATATTGCCATATTTTAATCTCTATCTCTAGCATATATAAATAAACCTCCACCAGCTCCGTATAATAATGGTTTTTTTGTTCTAGCTAATTGACCAAGTAAATATGTTCCTTTCATTAATGCTATATCATCAGAAAACTTTGCAACATTTACTATTGTTCCATTTTTATTCATATTATCAAATATAACTTTTTGAGTAGGACTTAAATTATTTATAAACGCATCTCTACCTTTTTGATTAGGATTTTTAAACTTTGTAGCTTTTGCTATAAACTTTGCAGTTTTAGGGTCTGATATAACTTTTTTAGCTGATTGTCTAACAAATGTATTTAATGCTAATGCACCTGTAAATCTCAAACCTTTGTATAATCCAAAACCCGGTATTAATAATGTAGCACCTTCCCAAAAATCTAATCTTCCATCAGCACCAAAAATTACTTCTTTCATGCTTTGCATAAAAACATTTTGTTGATTTACTTTTTCTAAAAACTCTTTTTCTTCTAAAGGTATATTAGCATTATCTAACTTCATTCTATTTTCTTCTGCTAATGTAGGTAAATTATTATCTATCATAATAGAATCTAAAGCATTTAATTCTCTCATTTTTTCATCTGAATTACTTTCTTTAAATTCTAAATTAATTATATCAACAATTTCATTACGCATATCTAAAATTTTAGTTTTTCTAGTAAATGGATTATTAACATTTTTCTTTATATCTTCTATATACATAGGAAAATTTTCAGTATTAAACTCTCCTTTATTTTGTTTAAATTTAATTAAATCTATATCAAATTGAGTCATAACAGTATCTATAAAAGCTTCATTACCTTGATTTAAAACAAATTCAGTAGCTAATGGTAATGCCATAGAATCATTCATACCATATGTTCTTTTTAATTCTTCGGTAGTATTCATTATATTTACAGTAGCTCCAAATTTTAAATTATCATTACTACTTTTAGAAACTTCCTCCCATTGTAATCCTACTTCTGCATTATTAACTGATATAGAGTCTATTATAGAATCTATTTGGGCTATGACAGCAGGTACTTGCCTAGTGTCTATTTCTTGTCTAGGAGCTTCCTTTTCTCCTATACCAACAATTTGTTCACCAAAAATAACAGGTTGATTATTCTCTCCTATTCCTGAAGTAATTATTTTTGTAACTAATGTTTTATTACCATATTTATCTGGAATAACATCTTGAACAGTTGATACTGTAGCATCTTTATAGACTTTAAATCTTTCTGGATTATCTTGAATACTAGTCACTAATTCATCTATAGGATTATCTAGTTCACCAAACTCTCTTACAGCTTCCCTAACATTATCAAAGTCTGTACCTAGTAATCCTCCAAGCTTTCTTTGTTTAGCTAATTTATCTTCTTCACTTAATGTATCTTCATCATGAGACATAACAACTTTTTTTAAACTATTACCAAAAAATTCTGCTATATTTCTAGGTGGCATTTCATCTCTTCTAATTATTTCTGCCATTTCTTCTACACTTAAGCCCGGTATCTTTTGATATGTTTCTACCATCTTTTTATATGCTGCTAAGTTATCTTTATTTCTAGAGTACTCTCTTGCTATTTCTTTTGTTCCATCTGATTTGTAACCTTCACCATATCTCTCTACTATATAATCATTAAGTTTATCAAGTGTTTGTATTTCAAATATATCTTCTTGAGAAAATCCTTGACTAATATAATCATTATATTCTTTGTTAAACATGTTAGCATTTTCATTTAAAGTTAAGTAATGAGCTTTAGCAAGTACATTTTCTGTTCCTAATTTATCTGCTTTACTATTAATTACATAATTAGCACCTGTTATAAGACCATTAAGTATCTGTAAATTTTTACTAAACTTTTCTTGCTTTTTAGTTTCTTTATCTCTTCTTTTTCTAGCTATATCAAATTGCTCTTCTGCAAATTTTATTCCACCATCATCATAAAATGTAGACATTACTCTTCTCCTTTAGCTAATAAACTTTCTTCTTGTTCAGGTTCTTCTTTAGCTAATAAACTTTGAGGAACTTCAACATTTTCTATTTTATCTATAACTTCTTTTGGTATAACTCCTGAAGGAACTTTAGATTGATTTGTAACTTTAGCTTGAACATATTTTTTTAAATTATTACCTCGCATTTCAGCAATTTCTTTTTCATCTTCTTCATCAAGGTCATCTTCTTCATCTCCATTTACACGATAAGGTATACCTGCTTTTTCAGATAAAGCCATCAAAGTATAAATAGTTGGTTCTACTAACATTGTTAATAAATCAGGATTCCATTTACCTTGTTCAAAACCTGCTTGTAACATTTGTAATGTAATATCAGTTAAAGGAACTCCTTTTCCTATGCCTTGCATTATAGGAGTAAATACTTCTTTATCTAATAATTGTTCAACTATAAAATTTAAAGCTGGTCTAAATTCTGTATATTCTGGTGGACCTTCCCAAGGATATGCTTGTTCTGGACTATTTGTTAAAGATTGACCGGGTATAGGTCTACTTGCTTTAACTAATGCATCTACACCTTCTTTACTATATTTTTCCATATTTACCTACCTGTTTTATCCAAAAAATACTTCTTTACTTAAATAAGGAGCTGCTATACTACTTGCAGCACCCCAAGAACTTCCCATGTTTGCATAAGCATTATTGCCTTGCATAAAATCTACTTGACTTATTTGACTTCCTTCATTAAAACTTCTTAAAGCTGCTAAGTCTAAATTAGTAGTTGTATATCTTTGTACTGGAGGGTCTCCTGCTATTCCCATTGAAACTCTTTGACTTAAACCACTTACAGCTCCTCTAGTTACTGCATCTGATATTTCATTAGGGTCTGTAATCTTAGCAAATATATTATCTTTTGTTTCTACTATCTTGTCTAATATATTAGGTTTGTTTACATCTGCTACTTTATCAACAGCATCTTCTAATATATCTTCTTTTAAATTTACAGGAACATCAGTTTCTATTTTAGGTCTACCAAATATAGAACTTCTTTCAGGACTTAAAACAAATCCTTCTCCTTTTATAAAATTTGTAGCTCTATCAAATCCATTACCAATAGCTTCAGTAACAGTTTTATAAACATTACCTACTGCATTAGCTCCATTATATATATGACCTACTGCTCTTTGTAAAAGATTACCACCGGGTTTAGTAGCCCAACTTCCTATCCTACCCCATATGTCACTTAAACCAAACTGAGGCATGAATAACATTAAACCAAGTTGACCAACTACTCCTAGTTTTCCAAAAGCTTTACCAATTTTTTTAACAACTTTTTTAATTCCTTTGCCTATTTTTTTAACTACTTTTCTTAAAAATCCCATTATTAATCTCCTAAACCAAACACTTTATTTATTGTACCAGCTATGTTATTAAAATTTGTAGTCCAATTTTTAGCAACATCTCCTTCAGCACTTGCAGCAGCTATCATAGCTTGTAATTTTCTAGTAGCTGTATTATCAGCAAATCTAAAATTATAATCTGCTTGGTCTCTTAATTCTTGCCATAAAAATGATTGAGCTGCTGAAGTCATACCAAATGCCATTTTAGCATTTTGTTCATTCACAGCATTTTGTGCTGCTGTATCTGCTAAATTTCCTCTTCTTCTCCATTCAACATTAGATTGCATAACAGCTTGTTTATTTTGTGCATTCCATGAATCTCTTTGAAAATCTAACTGTGCATTTAAAGTAGCAAATTGATTAACTATAGCAGTATTAGCTTTATTTACATCTGCAATTCTATTAGCATCTCTAGCATTTGCAGCATTTTGAGATTGTGTATTAAACTGTTCTGCTGCATTTAATTGACTAGTATTAAATTGTTGCATCTGTGCATTTAAATTTGCCATAAACTGATTAGTTTGATTTTCACTAGCAGCATTAAATTGTCTTGCAGCATTATCAGCAGCCTGATTAGATAACAATCTTTGTTGCTCCTGTTGAGCTTTCATCATATTAGCTTGTTGTTCATTATTTAAATTGGACATATCCATTTGTAAAAATGCTTGTGCATTCTGTGCTGCTACTTTAGTTCTTTGGTCAACAGTTGCTAAATCTAAAGCTGCCATTGCTGTAGCATTTTGCATAATAGATTGTTGCTCTGCATTCATATTAGTAAGAGCTACAGTTTGCATAAACTTACTATCAGCTAATACTCTTTGTTGGTCAGCATTAAAGTTTGCCATATCCATATTAGCTTGAATAGTAGCTCGTTGCATTGCTGTTTGCTGGTCAACACTAAGTTGAGCTATTCCCATCTGTTGAGCTAACTGACCATTACGAATATTAACTTGCATTTGTTTATTAAGATTTGCAAGTTCTGTCTGTTGAGCAGCATTTAAGTTATCTCTACTAGCTTGATTTTGTGCTGTAAGATTTGCTAATCTTACTTGTTGCTCAGTAGTAAGATTTGCTTTTTCCATGTCTTGTCTAAATGCAGCATTCTTTGCTAAGAAATCTGCAGCTATTTGAAACTCTGCTAATTGTTCTTGATTTTCTGCAGATTGATTAGCTCCTTCTACTTGTGCTTCTATCTGCAACTCAGCTAAATTAATTTGTTGCTCATTACCTAAGTTTTGAGCATTAATAGCTTGTTGTTGTTGTGCGTTAAGAACAGCAGCATTTTGTCTATTTTGTAAGTTTTGTAATCTTACTTGCTGTTGTTGTTGTGCAGTAGTCATTACAGCTTGTTGATTAAATTGACTTTGCATTACTCCCATCTGTTGAGCAAACTGAGCTGTTTGACTTGCAGCAGTTTGTCTATTAGATAAGTTTTGTAGTCTTAACTGTTGCTCTTGTTGTGCTTCAGTTAAGTTAGCTTGTTGTTGATTACTTAAATTTTGAGCTGCTCTAGTTTGTAAAGCTTGTGCATTACTTTGTGCAATAGGTAAAGCACTTTGAATAATAGCATTAAATAAAGCATCTCTACCTACAGTAGAAACAGAAATACCTCTAGCAGCCATACCTTGATTAACTACAGCAACTGCTGGTCTAGCCCAAGCTGGTATATTACCATCTTCCATACCACCAAGTAATGTTTCCATTTGTGATGAAACTAAAGCCTCTGTAGGTAAAGCAGCAACAGCAGCTTGTACTTCTACATCTTCATTAGCTATTTGAGCTTCTACAGTAGCAGGGTCTTCTACAATAGCAGCAGCAATAGGTTCTGGTATATTAGCTGTTTCAGCTACCATAGATGCAGCAGCACCTTTAGCAGCAGTTCCTTTTACTGCTCTTTGTTTTGAAGCTTCATAACCTACTTGTCCTATTATTTGTGCAGCTTCACCACTAGCAGCTTTACCAACTATAGCCTCACGTGTTTGTCTTTCAGCATCAGGAGTTTCTGATATTTGAGCATTTACTCCTGTTACTTCAGGTGCAAAAGCACCGGCAGATAAAACCCCATCAACATCTTCAGCTTTTGCAGCATTTGCAATAGTTTCTGATATTCGTGCAGCTTCTGCAGGTCCTGATAAATTTTTAATTTCTTCAACTTTTGCTAGTGCTTCAGGTGATAAATTTCCTAGTGCAGCTTGTACATCAGGTTTATCTGTAATTTGTGCTGCAGTCATTTGAGCAGCTTGTATTTGTTCTGGAGTTTGTGCAGTAGTAGCTGTCATTTGTGCTACTTGTTCTGAAGTTGGTTGTTGTATAGTAGTAGCTTCTACAGGTGTACCATCATCAAGTTGAACAGTACCAGACTCCATACTAGCTAATCTAGCTTCATATTGTTCTTGAGTTTCATCAGGTCTCCTTTCCATTATTTTTTGAGTTTCTATAGTAGGAAGTGAACCTTCAGGTATATTACCAGCAGCTATTTCTTCTGCAGTTCTACCTGTTTGTGTAATTCTTTTTGCTCTTTCTTCATCAAATTGTTCTACAGTTCCTGTTATAGGTGTCTCACCAGTTTCTGTTCCACCTGTACCACCTGTAGTACCACCTGTACCACCTGTAGTACCACCTGTAGTACCACCTGTAGTACCACCTGTACCACCTGTACCACCTGTGCCACCAGTACCACCTGTGCCACCACCAGAGCCGCCTCCACCGTTTTCTTGAGTACCACCACCCCCGTTTTCTTGTTTACCTCTTTGAACACCAGACATATCTGGAACATTTACACCCGGTTGTGTTGGTTGTGGTCTTGCAAATCTATCAAAATCATCATCTATAAAAATAGGGTCTGGTCTAGGTTGAGGAGTAGGTTGAGGTATTGTTCCACCCATTCCCGGCATAACAGTTTTTACAGGAGAGCCTACAGGTTCTGGTACTGGTATTCTTCTATTATTATCATCATTAATTAATGTAGGTTCTTCCATTGTTTTCTTACGACCATGAGAACCACCATGCTTAAAAGATACTCTACCACCAGTACGCATGTCTAATCTACTATCTGTAGTATATTTTTGTTTATATTTTTTATTTCTTTTTTTCTTTTGTTTTGCCATTTTATTTTACCTCAAAAAGTTTATCAACCTTTTCATGTAATTTTTCTACTCTATCCATTAGAGTATTCATATCATCTTTTAATTCTTGTTTAGTTACATAGTCTTTTGCAATCTCTTCACGAGTCTTGTTTAAGAGTATATCAATTCTTTTAGCCTCTGAAGTATTACTACGAATACTATAAAGTATGGGGGCTAACACCAAAGTTATAAAGATGTTCCAAAATAAATAAGGTGTTAGTTCCATAACTAACTAAGTGTTTTAGTTACGCTAGTAGGTGTAATTTTTTCAGCTATTTGTGCATCTAATGATGCTTTCATATCTGAAACAGTATCACTACCCATAGCTGTTTCTACCCAACCTTGTACGTCACTTTCTTTAAGACTTGACCAATTAATAAAACTAGATAAATCATCTGTGCTTACAGCTTGTGAACCATAACTTGTAGCTGTCCAATTATTTCCATCACTATCTTTATTAGTGTCGTCTGTTGCAGTGAGCCTCCAATGTACGTTATGCACTACATTAGATTTACCACTTTTAGAGGGATATGTATCGCATGTTTTACAATCCCAAGTATATCCTATTGCCATATTATTCTCCTTTTTATATGCTGTATGACCAGCCTGTTAATTCAAAAATTTTATCTAAAGCTTCTTTTTTATCCACGCCACTAGGATAAGGAAGCATATCTTTTACTTCTTGTCGTTTTGCTTCCCATTCTTCTTTGGTGCATTTTCCGAGTTGATATAAAGCCATATATTTATCAGCTATTTTTTTATAATGATATTCTCGTTGCACAAAAACTGATTGTACTGCTTGTGCTTCTTGTATTGTTACTGCCATAAATTTCT